CAGAGAGCCATTGAACTGGCGAAGAAACTGGGCCGCGAGCGGGCCGGAAGCACGAAATCCATATCCGAAAGTCTGAGCGGGTATATGCGGTAACGAGTCGGGCGGGCCGGCACATACCGATATACGCAACATAGAACCAATACACGAAAGGAGAGACAAAGGTAGGAAGTACACTGAAACCACCATTGGCGGATCCGTAGAGATCCTGGCCAGCAAGGACTATCAGGCGATTCCGATCAAGGTCGCGACCCCCTCCGGCGAAGGCGTAACCACCACCATTGTGAAGGCTGGTACGCCCCTGACCGCCGCTGGCGCTTCCACCACGGGCGCGAACGCTGTGGGCGTTCTGCTCTATGACGTGGACACCGCCGAGAACCCCAACGGCGCGGCTGTCGTGCAGGGCATCATCGACGCCACCAAGGCGCAGACCCACAGCGGCGTGACCTACGTGGCCGCTCTGTACACCGCTCTGCCCGGGATTGTGTTCCGCACCAACATCGGCGTGAACGCGTAATCCCGAAACGAACGAGAAAGGAGGAAATGAAGAATGAATCTTACTGAATTCCGTAAGCTGGTTACCCCCAAGGCGATTGCCGCCAACTGGACGGAGAATCCCAGCAACAAGATTCCCTACGTGGGCGAAACCCTGTTCCCCTCCAAGCAGAAGGCCGGACTCGACCTGAGCTGGATCAAGGGACAGAACGGACTGCCCGTTTCCCTGATGCCCAGCGCGTTCGACGCGAAGGCCACCTTCCGTGACCGGATCGGCGTCACCAAGCTGGACACCGAGATGCCCTTCTTCCGTGAAGGCTTCAAGATCAAGGAGAAGGACCGTCAGAACATCCTGCGGGTACGGGAGCAGAATGATCCCTACCTGAACGAGGTTCTGAACAAGGTGTTCGACGATGCGGGCAACCTGCTGGCCGGCGCCCTGGTCGTGCCGGAGCGGATGCGCATGCAGCTGCTGTTCCCCGTCGGCGGCGACATGGTCATCGCCATCAAGGCGAACGGCGTGGACTACACCTACGACTACGACCCGGCCGTGGGCGGCACGAGGCTCTGGAAGAGCACCAACTACATCGCGCTGACCGGAAATGCCGCCTGGAACCAGATCGCCACGGCTGACCCCTTCGCCGACATCCAGAACGCGAAGGACAAGATCGCTGCCAAGGGCGGCGTGGCCCGGTACGCCATGATGAACAGCACCACGTTCCACCTGCTTCGGAACGTGACTGCCGTGAAGAACCGCTTCCTGACCGTGAACGGCATGGCGGTTGGCTACCTGAGCGACACGGACATCGCCAACGTGCTGAAGGACACAATGGACCTGGCCGGCATCATCGTGTACGACAAGCAGTACGCGGATGAGAGCAAGGTTGCGCACAAGTTCGTGCCGGATGACTATGTGGCCATCCTGCCAGAAGGCGCCCTGGGCTCCACCTGGCGCGGCACCACTCCTGAGGAAGCTGACCTGATGGGCAGCGGCCAGGCAGATGTGGCCATCGTCAACAACGGCATCGCCATCACCCAGATCGTGGACACGCATCCCGTGAACATCAACACCTTCGCCAGCGAGATCGTCCTGCCCAGCTTCGAGCGGATGGACGAAGTCGCCGTGATCAAGGTGAAGTAAGGAACGATATCCCGGCGGGCAACCGTTATGGAACCCCGCCGGGAGAGACGTTTCCCGGAAGGAGACATGGACATGCTCGTGAAGGCGCTATGCACGATTCATGACAGCACTGGGTGGCACAACGCGGGGGAAACCTTCGAGACGAAGGAAGACCTTGGAAGCGCGGTAATGGTCATCGGTGAATCGAAGGCGAAGAAACCGGAAAGCGAACCGGAGAAGCCGGATGAGGAACCGAAGACCAGAACAACCCGGCGCAAGAAAGTCGAGGAATAAGAAGGAGGTGAACGGGCAGAATGTACGGAGGAACGAACATCGCAATGCTTCGGGCCATGCTGGGCCCCGAGGACGACACGTCCGACGAAGTCCTGTCCGTCTATCTCGATCTGGCGGCAGCTAAAATCCTCGGAAGACTGTACCCGTACAAATCGGTACACGGGCAAGACCTGCCTGACAAGTACGTGGCCACACAGCTAAACATTGCGTGCTACCTGCTGAACAAACGCGGAGCAGAGGGACAGGTACAGCATATTGAAAACGGCATTCACAGAAACTACGGGAGCGCTGATGTGCCGGAAGAAATGCTGAAGGATATCGTCCCATTTGCGCAGGCGATCCGGTAAAGGCGGTGGGCGCATGAAACTGCTGAGAAGAAACACCAAGGCGTTTGAGTACCTGCCATGGACGGGCGAGGAAACGGACCTGGACGAGCAGGGCAGACACACCGGGAACTACCGGCCTGAATACGGCGAGCCGGTGGCGAAACGCGGGAACATCTCCTCGCCAAGCGGACATACGAACCAGACGTTCTTCGGGCTGGACATCCGGTATACCCACACACTGGTGATGGCTGAGGATTACGAGGACATCGCGGAGAGCGGGATTATCCGGTGGCAGGATAAACTGTATGAGATCAAGGCTGTGCGGCCAAGCCTGAACGGGATGAGCGCGGCACTGAAAGAGATGACAGCCAGCAATGCGGAAGTGAGCGACGGATGAGTCTGATTCTGAAGCATATCGACGTAGAGCTGACAA